TAGCCAAAATGTTAAATTCTGCGATGCTTCATTCACCCCGTAAGCCCTCCCTTACACTAAGAATATGTATATGTTGTCCTATCATCCCATATTTTATCAAATGAACCAGTACCACTGGCGAGTTTGATGGTTGTTGGATTGCTATTAGCATCATAGGTTACTTTTCTTATCGACCATACTGAACTCGATGTAGCAGACCCTGGAGAAGACTTGCCAATATATACAGGGTTTGTTCCGCTATCGTAATCTATCAATGTCTGATAGTTATCCTGCACTTCGACTGCGGCAGGTTTCTGTCCGCTTGCGTTTGCCATTACCCGCCGCCTGCGTGCATATTTGTTGCTTGTCCGGCTTCTATATTCTTGGAAGACTGAAGTAACTTCTTTATAGTCTTTTCCTGATTATCCACTTTTATCTTCTTTATAGGAGCGTTTGTAATGAATATATTTATTACAGGTGCGCCTCCTTTAAATGGGCCACCCTTGCCAAAAAGTTTATCAAACATTTCGTGCATCATTTTTCACCTCTCAACATCTTGGATAGATTGCCCTTCTTTTTGCGTTTGTTTTCAGTAGCGTAGTAAACACTCTTTCCTTTATCTTTACCATATTCTTCTACCATTTTTTGCATCATCTTTTTATTTATAGGCATAATACCCCCTATCGTTCCTCAAGGTCTTTCTGTTTCATCAATCTGCGCCTGTGTTGTGGGCCAGTAACCCGTTCATCAAGACCATTGTCATAGTAATCGTAAACAACTGGTTTTGTCTTAGTCGCTGTTATGATGAGTATAGATTTCTTACCGCACTCAGGACATTTCTCCCTGTGCCTATCAGCTATCTTATGTGTTGCTTCCCATATATTATCACAATGGGAATATGTGTATATCGGCATTAAGCATCTCCATGTTCTTTGTGCATCCATACTTCATTACTATTTACTGGGTCTTTATATGATAATTTAGGTTCACAAAAACATAGTTCTGAACAGGTACACTCGCTCTTATTTTGTATTACATGGATGACATCGAATTTATTTTGAAAAATATTTATTCTATCTCTCTTTGCCATTTGTACCTCTCGCTTTACTTGACTCCGCTTGCAGAGCCGCCGTGAGAAGACTGACTTTAGCACCTGTCTGCGACATCTCTCTTTGAGAAGCTATCTTCATCTGTGTCTTCTGTAAGTCGGCATCTCTTTTAGGCTGGTTTTTGGCTATCTCAGCCTGTATCGCAGTCTGCATGGACTGCTGTTGTTCCTGTACCACTTGCTCCATAGGTCTGACAAGTTCTTCTGTCTCTTTGACATCAAACGCCTCAAGTAGCATCTTGATGTTCTTCTCTTGATTTATAAGTGGATTTTGCGATAACAACTGATAGAGCGTCATAGCATCCCGCTTCATCATCTCCTGATTAATGGGACGGGTACTGCCAACTTCAACCTCAAAGTTATACTCGCCCTGTATGTCTTCCTTCGAGGCGTTCAACCACGGCATCAGCACAGTGTTATTAACACCGATTATCTTCTCAATCTTCTGTGGTACGAAGTCCTGCGCCAGTTTCATCTGCTCGTTATCAAGGGCGAAGTCTTGATTGTTAAGTGTCTGCTGGATTACCGTTCCGAGTTTGCTAACTATCCTTTTAATAAAGTCCTCAAGTATCCCTACTCGCTCATCCCTTCTGGCATTAAGCGCGTTAGAGATAAGTTGTGCTTCCGTAGCCGTATCGAACTTCTCAGCCCCACCCTTCTCGAATGTGGCTACTCCACTCTCCTCCCTGATACTGTCTTTGAGGAGTTTAGCTACTATATATATGTCTTGGCTTATGACGGCATCTGGTATGGGATTAACAGATGAACCGTTCTCGGACTCTATCAGCGTGCCGTCCCCGCCATACATAAGATTGCGCTTGGCTTCAGGACTTAGCGCACCTTCTCTTGTCTCATAACGCCTCTGTGATATGCGTTTAATATGTTCAAGCTGAAGCGACCGTATGCGGTTAAGTTCATCCTGACTATTGATATATATTTCGATATCGGATACAGGGGTAGGCTCATCGGGGTTTTCATTGAAGTAAAGTATCTCAACAGGGAAGCCGCCGTTGAAGTCCAGTGGCCAGTCGCTATACCTGAGTTCCTTATCATGTCCCTCTACGATAGTGATTATTTTCTGTTCGACCCTATCCCATATATCCCATCCTTCAACCCTGTTCCATGTGTCGCCGCCACCTATATATCCATCGTCCGTAAACTTGGAAGCGGAACTTCCTTTATTGGTAAACTGTGTGTCTATGACATAGTTGGTTTTTATATCTTTGGTGTTCTTGTATTTAGGATTTTTCTTTATCTCATCGAGGGTCTTAACCCATCTTACGGCAATCCACCTCGCATCCGTAAGATATGAATCTCTTGCTGAAGGGTCAAACCTGAAATCCTTTGGACTTATCCGTGTTATATATGGACTGTCTTCTTTTATAAGTTCATTTATCTCAAGTACCGTGCCATCCCCTGATATTACCTCCGTTTCGGCGGCATAACCAACGAAAGCAACCCCTCTGAATCCTAAAAGTGAATCCATCAGGCATTTATCGACCTGCCTCTTGACCTCAAGTTCCTTGTAATACCAGTTTAACACGAGTTCAAGCATAACTGCGCCCGACAGGGTATCAAACATCTCACCTGTTTCAAGCATATATGGTTTCTTTTTTGGTTTAACGAAGATTTTAGGCCGTCTGAAGTTTATTGCGGGCATCAAAGTGCGTATATTGGAGAATATTACATTGTCTGTAACCTGTTCTCTATATGCTGAGATAGTTCCAGAAGGAATATCCCATTGGACATTGCGGTAATAGTTTATATGGCGTTTCCACTTCTTCTCTTCGACCTTCTCCCACCTGCGGTTAGAGACTGTCAACATTTCCTTATACTCGTTCAACTTCTCTTTATCCATCATCCCAGACTTCTTGGCCATTAATTATTACCCCCGATTAATCCCGGATACAGTTTTGATTTGGTCAACTGTTGCAAGTGCCATTTGAACGAGTTATACGGTGTACGGTTCTGCTCTATCGAAGTGGGAGTTGGCCTGCTTAGTATGGCGTACCTAAGTGCATCGACCGCATCATCCTTTATCTTCTTAGGGGCTTCCTTAGCCTTCTCTTCTCCCCTTTGGTCTTTCCAGCCATACTCAGGTATCTCAATCAGCAGGTTCTTACAGTTTTTGAAGATGAACAATGCCGGCGAACCCTTCTCTCCAGTCAACGGGTGTATCCTGTTCTCACGGATGTTGAAATACTCACCAACTCTGTTTATACCTGTTAATACATCATTGTTCGCCTTAATGCAAGCTATTTTGTGTTCCCAATATTCATCGTTAATACTCCATAGTTGTCCTTCCTTCTCTCTGGTCTTACCCCAACACTCAGGCGGGAGCAGAGTATATGCGTAATGCTCGCCCTCGCTCATCTGGTTTATCTGTTTGCAATGCACAGATACTATGCCTGGCTGGTAATACTCTTTATACACGAACAGATTGCCATCAGGGTCTATCGCGAACCACAGACACGCCGTAGGATGAACCTGACCGTGGTCTATTGACCTGAACCTCTTCCATCCTGCAGGTATCTTGAACGGATTTATGGCATGGACATCGAACTCGTAGTCCGGCCATATCTGACCCTCGAAGACATCCCAACTGCCATCTATGTACCTCTTGACCCAATTAGGAGGGTTAGTGCTGCACAGCATATTTACATATTCTTTCGGCAGGTGCTTGTTGTCCTTCGGCAATGCCTTTATGAAGGTATGACCTTCTACCGGAATACCTAACTGTTGAGGCTTCACGAACAAGTCCTTCACCCATCCAGGCTCAGGGTTACTTGCCAGAAGACCTATGTATGGAGGATGTACTCCCTCTTTGGTCTTCCATCTCAACCTTGACTTCAACATCTGGAAGTTATCGAATTGCGTCTCGCTCGCCTCGTCTATCGCAAACCAACCTATCTCAAGGGACTTTATCCTATCGAAGTCCTCGTTATCTCCCAAACTCCCATATAGTATCTCAGACCCATTGATGAATGTTATCGTCTTGTTCGTCTTATGGTGTCCACCTGCTTTCATTATCTTTTTGCCGCATAACTCACTCACATCATCTATCAACTTCAACAGTGTAACAAGTGTAGTGTTCTTGAACGCCGTACTCTCATGCCTGCACATGAACCCCCTGTTGCCAGAGAACGCCAAACTCATCCTCAACGCCTCGGCGCACAACGCGAAGCTCTTTCCGCCGCCCACACTTCCGCCGTAAAGTTTGAACTGGCTTGCGCAGTCCCTGAACGCCGCCTGCCTCTCAGTTGGCCCTTCTGCTCCATATAGTATATCCACCCCTCCATGAGTATCCGTCTCATCAGGTGGTATATC